AAACGTAAAAACTATAAGAAAGAAAATGAGTGAGCAAGTAAAACTGATTTCTGTGACCCCTGATGCTGAGAAGACAATGGGTTACGTAGCGAGGGTTAGCAACCCCGCCAACCAGGAGAACCCGAACGTTGCGGGTCTTCTTAAGTACTGCGTGAAACACCAGCACTGGAGCGTATTTGAGCAGGCATTCATGACGCTTGAGATTGAAACTAGCAGGGCAATCGCAGCTCAAATATTACGTCATCGTTCGTTCACATATCAAGAATTTTCTCAGAGGTATGCTGATTCCTCCCTACTCGCAGAGGCGATCCCAGTCCCAGAACTTCGCCGTCAGGATACCAAGAATCGTCAGAATTCTATTGACGACATTGATCCTTTCGTCAAGCAGGAGTTCGAAATCAAAATGAGAAAGCACTTTGATGAAGCAATGGTTCTTTATCAGTCAATGCTTGATATGGGAATCGCAAAAGAATGTGCTCGTTTTGTGCTTCCTCTGGCAACGCCCACACGCATCTATATGAGTGGATCGTGCCGCTCCTGGATTCATTACATAACACTTAGGTCGGCCAATGGAACTCAGAAGGAGCATATGGATATTGCCGATGCTTGTAAGAAGATCTTTATGGAGCAGTTCCCAACTGTTTCAGAAGCACTTGAATGGGTCTAAATAAACTATGCTATTGAGGTGAAATTTGGCAACTTATCCTGTAATTAACAAAAATACTGGTGAACAAAAAGAGGTGGTTTTAAGCGTTCACGAGTGGGATCAATGGAAAACAGATAACCCAGACTGGGACAGAGATTGGTCTGATCCATCTACTTGTCCTGGTTCGGGAGAAGTTGGTGAATGGCGAGACAAGCACATCAACAAAAACCCTGGATGGGGCGAAGTTCTTAAGAAAGCATCAAAAGCTGGCGGAAGTAAATCACGTATCTAATTAACACATGGCAAGAAAAAGAAAGAGCAGTGGAGACATCCATCCAATGGGGTCAGAAGTCCCAAATGCTAGGTTGTTGAGAAAAAGAAAGAATCAAATTAATTCTGATAAATTGTTGGATATTGAACCTCTAACAGAAAATCAAACAAAATTATTTGAATCTTTCAAATCAGGACAAAATTTGGTATCATATGGATGTGCTGGTACTGGAAAGACTTTCATTACTCTTTATAATGCATTATGTGAGGTATTAAATGAAAGGTCTCCATACGATAAAATCTATATTGTAAGATCTCTTGTTGCCACTAGAGAGATTGGATTTCTTCCAGGAGATCACGAGGATAAATCATCTCTGTACCAAATACCATACAAAAATATGGTAAAATTTATGTTCGAGATGCCTGATGATCCTTCATTTGAAATGCTATATGCATCTCTGAAAGCACAAGGAACTATCAGTTTCTGGTCAACCTCTTTTATTAGAGGAACAACTTTAGATAATGCTATTATTATTGTTGATGAGTTTCAGAATCTTAATTTCCACGAATTGGATTCCATTATCACCCGAGTTGGACAAGATTCTAAGATTATGTTCTGTGGAGATGCAACTCAGTCAGACTTGATCAAGACAAACGAAAAGAATGGTATTATTGATTTTATGAAGATCTTAAGAATTATGCCATCTTTCGATCTTATTGAATTTGGACCAGAAGACATTGTTCGTTCTGGTATTTGTAAAGAATATATTTTGGCAAAACTTGAACTAGGAATTAATTAATGATTTTTAATCACATTGAAACTGAATTTCCCACACTTACCAGGGAATTGATTGATGGCGTTCGTTATTATAAAGTTCCTACAAAAGAAGAAGTTCTACGACTTGTTTCTATCACTTCTGTAATCAGTCACTATAAAAAAGATTTCTTTCAAAAATGGAGAAAGAGGGTTGGTGAAGAAGAAGCAGATAAGATTACAAAACGAGCAACAAGTCGTGGAACCGATTTCCACCTTCTTGTTGAGGATCACTTATATAATCGGAAATTATCCGATGTTCAACCTATTTCAGAGATTCTGTTTAGGATTTCCAAACCAACTTTAAACAGGATAAATAATATCCTTGCGCTTGAAGGATCTCTTTACAGTGAATTTTTAGGAATTGCTGGAACAGTAGATTGTATTGCTGAATTTGATGGAGAATTGGCAATCGTTGACTTCAAAACTTCTGCAAAACCAAAACCGCGAGAATGGATTGAAGGGTATTTTGTTCAATGCTGTGCTTATGCTTGTATGCTACACGAATTGACAGGAATATCTGTTAAGAAGTTCGTGATTATTATGGCTTGCGAGAATGGAGAGTGTGTTGTATATGAAGAATATGACAAATCAAAATATCTAAAAATTCTTGTTAAGTATATTAAAAAGTTTTTAAACGACAAACTTGCGAATATTTCTTGACATTTTTTAAATTATTTGGTATTATTGATTTCACTATTACAAAATTTTTATGCCCACAATACTGGAAATAATGAATAATAAAATAGAAAAAGAGTTCAATAAGATTTTGGGAGAAAGATTTGTTTGTCCATCTAAGTTTGCTCAAGAAATTGAAAAAATTGTCCAAGAGAATGATGATGTAAATTATATTGATGCAATTATTATCTTTTGTGAAAGAAATAGCATTGAATTAGAATCTGTTCCAAAGTTACTTTCAAAACCATTGAAAGAAAAGATTAAATATCAGGCAATGGAACTTAACTTTTTGAAAAAAACATCTAAGGCACGTTTAGTATTTTGAAATTGGATCCCCTGAATTGCTATAAGACATACCTTGCCCTCAAGAATCATTTTACAAAACCAAAATATGATTATTTGAGATATAATGGCAAAGTAAAAGCATCTTTGCAAGCATTCTACAAACGTAAAGATAGAATGTGGTTTGAAAAAATGAGTAGACAAAAAACTGACGAGGAAATTGTCAGTTTTTTTGTTGCCAACTTTGTTTTATGTAATGACCCAGAATCTTTATGGATTGGAGAAATAATTAATGAAGGAGAAAAGAGATTTTCTCTTTGGAAAAAAAGAACTCAATCTCTTTCTTATGTATTTAAAGAAGAAATTGAAAAACTTTTTAGTGAAAATTCAATGGAAGATTTATTTACTATCAAAAATGGAAGTCATCCAAGATTACTAAAGATATTTTTACAAGGAAATTTATCTTTAGAGACGATGGTTATTCTTGATTCTATTTTTGGATACAGAAAAAACTTCGATAAGAAATTGGATGACCCTATTTGGAAATTTGTATCAATGAGAATTGCAAAATATTTTCCATTCATACATATTGATGTATTTAAATATAAGAAAATTTTAAAGGAGATAGTATTGTGAGTTTTTTCGACTCAGAAGTTGTACGAGCAGAGATGGCAGAAATCTCTGAATTACAAGAAGAAATATATCACAATGTTTATAAATTCTTTATGATGAACAAAGAAGAAAAACTTCAACATGTTGATTTGCTACAGAAACTTCTCGAAAAGCAACAAATCCTATATACTAGATTGAGTTTATCGGATGATCCAGAAGCAAAAGATATGAAGGAAAAAGTATTAGAATCTGCTGAGGCGATGGGAATCCCTAAAACTTCTGATATTAATATGATTTTCAGTAATATGACTCGCCTCATTGACACTATGAAAGAGGCTATTGACAAGGAGTAGTTTCAGTGCTATTCTAGGTCAGCGGCTAGGGAATCCGCACCAAAGCAAACCCCACAGGCCAAATACTAACAAATACGAGGTACAAAATGTCATTCGAAAGTCTTAAGAAGCAGTCCAAACTGGGTTCTCTCACCAACAAACTGGTGAAAGAAGTTGAAAAGATGAACAATGGTCCTAGCAGCGCAGATGACCGTTATTGGAAACCCGAAATGGATAAGAGCGGTGTTGGTTCCGCAATTATTCGTTTCCTTCCTGCTCCAGAAGGTGAAGACCTTCCTTGGGCAAAAATCTTTTCTCACGGATTCCAAGGAAATGGTGGTTGGTATATCGAAAATTCTCTGACTACTCTTGGGCAGAAAGACCCTGTAACTGAGTATAATCGTACTCTTTGGAACAGTGGTAATGATAAGGATAAGGAAACTGTTCGTAAGCAGAAGCGTAAACTATCATATTACTCCAACATCTATGTCGTAAAGGATCCTGCAAATCCTCAGAACGAAGGTAAAGTTTTCCTGTTTAAGTATGGTAAGAAGATCTTTGATAAGATTATGAATGCTATGCAACCAGAGTTTGATGATGAAGATCCGATCAATCCTTTTGATTTCTGGTCTGGTGCAAACTTCCGCCTTAAGATTCGTAAGGTTGAAGGTTACTGGAATTATGATAAGTCTGAATTTGATCGTTCTAGTGCTCTGTTTGATGACGACGATGCTCTGGAGACAATCTGGAAAAAGCAGTATTCTCTTGCTGCCCTTGCTGCTCCTGATCAATTCAAGACCTATGAAGAACTTGAAAAGCGTCTAAATTACGTTCTTGGTATTGGAAAAGTTGCTCCAAAAGCATCTACTTATGAACAAGAAGATGCACTGGAATCTTATTCTCAACCCAAAAACAGTGAGGAAGATGTCCTGAAAGAACTCGAAGAATCTTATAATAAGAGTAAGTCACTTACTTCAGAACTTCGTGAGGAAATCAATAGTCTTCCCAAATCCCATCAAGATGATGAAGATGAAGATGATGCAATGAGTTACTTTAAAAAACTAGTTGATGATTGATTAATTATCATATAATCTAATATTATCAACTCTCTTAAGGGTAGGGCTAATGTATTGGTCACTACCCTTTTTATATTTTAATTTAGATTCCACATCATCTAAAATTAAAGGTAAGTAATTATCTTTTAATAGAAAGATATTTCTTTTCTCATTTTCTATATTCTGTTCATACTCATAGTTTGTGATTCTATGTTTAACATCTATATTATACAATAATCTCTTAGTATTAGAATCATAATACTCAAGAGTAAAGTTTTGATTTACTACTAATCCAGACTTTAAAATTATTTTTCCAGAAGAATCTTTAATCTCCTTTGTTTCATAATGGTGAGTATTGTTAAGTGCTTCATAGGATCCATATTTTTCTATAAGATATGAATCAAAAGATTCTTGAGTTAAAGGCCATTCATCGTAAAGATTTAGGATGTTATTTGACAGCATAACTACCCAATCTAATGTTTCATCATTATAGACTTTAAATGCTATATTATCAGGTCTTTCATCTCCAACTATTATATACTTATTAAAGTATGAAATATTTCCAAATATATCATCTCTTATTTTGCCTCTTTTAAAGAGGTTTTTTGTTTCAGAATATTCCGAGATTGCATTTTCATCTCTACTGATGTATTCTAAATTTGGTATATTTCTAAAGTAAAGTGCCATTTTTTACCATCCAGTTCCGATTTTTCCTTCGTTAAGTTCATAATCATTCTCATAAATTGGATCAATTTCTCCAAATGTTAGATTGAGTTCATATTGAGTCATCGATCCATCTTGATAGGTCATATAATTACCATCTGGAGTATAATTTACGGAAATATCTCTTAAGGCAGCAACTTTAATTCTATTTAGATATGGATGATCTTCGTTAAGATTACCTTTACCAGTATAAACATAAGATATTTTAAATACATTTGGTGCCAATAAAAAGAGTTGAGCTGTTGAGAGTGCTGGTGCCATACTCTTTTTAAAGTATCTGATCATTTTTTTTATAACTACTGCTTCATTGGGTTCTCTTGGTGTCAATTTGAAGTTGAATGTAAAACTTCTCAACATAGGACCATTGAAAAGAAGTTCTAGATTGTTATTGATTGCCCCACCAAGAGTTCTTGACAAAAGACCGTTTGTTTTAACTGATTGCTCTGTAAAATAATTTATCGCTAATTGTCTAAGTTCTGGACTTGCATTATTAAAAAGATCTTTTATTGT